CAAGCATAGTTGGCTAAATTGCTAAATCCTAATTCTGCATATGTTATACGTCCACAGTTATGATACATTTGTCTTGCGCCATCATTTTTAATTTCCGTTGCAGGCAAATACACATCATCTTCAAGTTTTTCACAGTCAAAGAACATTGCACAGCAAGACTCCCTCTCAATGGTTGTGGCAAGGACTTGGGGAGCGTGTACCATATTCTCACAGCCTGAGAACATAGTGTAGAAACAACCTTCAGCCGTTACTGTAGGGAGAATAAGTCCTGATGCATCCTTAATACCACTGCACCCCTTAAAGAGTTCCTTGAAGGCATACTCTGATATATTATTGGGGTGTGATATGTTAAATAGTGCTGTTATGTGTCCGCTTACTGTTGTCTCACCTATAACATTGAATCTCCATCCATTATTCTTTGTGTTGAAACTTGACTCATTGTTTCCCTTGAACCTTACCGTATCACCCTCTTGGAGTGGGATTATGGTTGAAGGTGTCACCTGTGTAAACTGACCATTATTCAACTGATAATAGAAAACACTTGTTGGTATTCCATATTGTGAGAATGATATGGAACTGTCCTGTGTTGCTGTTATAGTAAGATAGTCAGAGTTTTGTAATGCCCTGAGTTTGGCTGTAATACTCCTGTCAAATTCCGCAGTAAACGTGTAAGTGTAGCCTTGTACTTGGATGGGTTGTTGTGCATTATTATCATACCACTCATCAAACACATAGTTTTCATCAATGTTTGATACTGTGAGGGTTACAGTATCACCCAAATCATAAGTTCCGCCTCCTGTTATTGTTGCAAGTCCTTGAGGTGATACATTTGCTGTTATTGTTGGATTTACAATAGCAGATACTCTTACTGTTATGTTCCTGTCTTCTGTTGCTTGGAATGTATATGAGTTCCCTTGTACTTGGATAGGCTGTTGTGCATCATTGTCATACCACTCTCTTATCATATAGCCCGTCTCAGGTGTTGCCGTAAGGGTTACAGTATCCCCTGATGAATATATCCCACCCCCTGAGAGGGTACATTTGAGAACGTTGGTTGTAAACAGGCTGATGTTATACATTGTAGTGTATGTCTCCACAGTCCATCCTGTTGGAATGCCCATAGATGCAGTACTCTTATCCCAAGTAGCCTCTGCATTCTGATATACAGTACCTGTTGCTGCAACGCTTTTAAGCCAAGTAGTGTCTGATGTGCTTGGTGCATTGATAAGGTTTGGAAGTATAAGCGTGTTGAAGTTGCTGCAATTGCGGAACATATCACTGCGATAATATCCAGTTTCCAAAAATTGAGAAGCATAAATATTTGCAGAGGGGAGGCTTGTACAACCCTTAAACATACTCCTATAACAATGATTTGAAAGTGTTGTAGCAGGAAGGATTATATCATCAACAAGGTGTATGCAACCACTAAACATACCGTAGTAAGATTTTTCTGCCAACCACGTTGCGGGAAGTTTTGGAGCGTGGACGATATTACATCTGGTAAACATATCTCGATAACAAGCCTCTGATGTACTGGTTGGTAATATTAATTCGGATGCATCCACTATATCATTACGTTTATCTGTAGTGGATGGCATAAACAGGCAATAGAAACAGTATTTGCCCATAGTGTTTGGGCACTTTTCGTTTATGAGTGAAGTTATATGTCCACTTGCCTTTACTGCTCCTGTTGCACTAATGCTCCAAGTGCTACTACTACCGTTCCCTGCTGTGTTGAATGTGGTATCTCCCGTATTTGGGCAATAAAACCTTGCATATTCCCCTTCTTGAAGACTTATGGTAGTTGCTGATGTCACTTGTTGGTAACTTCCTGTACCATTCTTCTGATAAGAGAATACCTTGTTTGTATTTGATTGTCCAAAACTTATAGTACTTGCTGATAAGGCAGTTAGGGTAAAGAATTTACTCTCATCCATCTTTTTTTAGATAATTTTCCTTGTTATTGAATATTCACACTGTATGGTGTAGTTCACATACTTCTTTCCGTTTGACCTCATTGTCATCTGATTGTACTGATTGTTTGAAATATTCACAGGGATTATTTCATCAGTATTCAGATTATGCAGATATGCACAGGTTGTATTGAATATATTGTGAATATACTTTGTCTGATTGTCCTTGAGCCATCCTGTCACGAATTCCATTGTAATCTGACTTAAGTTGTTCAGTTTCAGGTTCTGATGTTTTGGCAATGTGTTATTCCCATACTTCTTGTATGTGATTGGAGTGTTTACTGTCTTTTTTGTCACCTTGTGGTTCAACAGTATTGAGTCAAACCCTCCCAATTCATTCACATAGTATAGGCAATAGTCAGCACTTGATGGCTTTATTGTGAATACCTTTTCATCATCACCAACTTCAATAGTTACCGTATTGCCTGTTGGCATTGTCTGATTGAACATCACGTTATAGGAAAAGTCATTCTCAAATGAGAATCTCTGTCCGTTGATTGACAGGTCCTCCTCATCATAGTATCCGACATTGAAAATCAGTTTTTGTCTTGGGTCTAACAGTCCTGTTATCGGTTGGGATAGAATCTTTGCTGTCTCCTCATATAGATTATCCACATATGAGTTGTCCAATATCATTGTAACTGTATGTACGACATTATTGTTTACTAATACCTCAACAGTATTGTACGTCATATTCATTACCTCTATTCCATCTTGCAGGTCAATAGGCATTTGTGGCTGAAGGGTGTCACGGATAAGGTCAGATACTCTTACGATTACCTTACCCTCATTGTTTGCGTATGCCCTTCCTTCATATTCAAGGTCTCTTCCTATCACCTGATAGTCCAAATATGTCTGAGAGTTCCTGCCCAATTCAATGTCAAGGTCTCTCCAACTTGGAATTATATAATTCATACTTATTGTTTACTTTTATCAAAAAATAGAAATAAGTTTCTCTCCGATTTTATCAAATATCTCAATTGAATATTCTTCCACATCGTGCTCCAGTGCTTCCTGTAATCTTGGAATGTACTGTTTGTTCAACTCTTCCACTGTATCTGCAAGGTAGTTTGTACCTTGGTACTTCTTGTCCTTGATTGTGCCGTGTTTTCCGATTGCCCTTGCTATGAGGAATGCCAAAGTCTTTATTGTTGGTATCTTTCCATCCTTGTCAGGTCTTGGGAGTATCTTCTTTGCCAAAATCCAATCCTGTATGGGCTTCTGTGGTGGCATTTTTCCTGCTTTCCTTCCTTCCTCAATGTACTTGTAATAGTCAGGGGCATAGAAGGTGACAACATATTCATCACCACTCACGTTCAGTTTGAAGTCAAGGTTTCTCAGTGCATTGCCTGTTGCACTTCTCTTCTCATCCTTGAATTTCTTCTCCATTAGCAACTGTGCATCATAGCAATAGTCTTGGAGAATATCTACGAAATGCCTTAGATTTTTTGTTGCTGCTTCCATTTCTGTATTCTTTCCTTTTCCTTTTCAGCCTTATAGTGCGAATATCCCAACAAGTTGAAGAATTCTATTATTCCCATTTCCCACACCTTTGAAAATGGCTCTCTTGTCAACTGTGATATGGCATCAACTAAACAGAGCCACGTATAGTCTGTATCTGACTCATTGCCGTATCTATCTTCTCCTGTATCTCCTTCTTCTTCGTCAAGTTCCTCGCTTGCTTCAACTGGCTCTCCAAAGAGATTAGAGTATTGTGCAATGAGTTCAGAGAGCCTTTGAGAAAAAAATATATGATAGAGTTGGCTGTGGTGATAGGCATATGCTTCTTTAGACTCCTTTGAAGGTCTTCCATATCATATCCCTCACCGTACTTGTGACCCTTTGGAATGACGAATATTGACAATAGTATCTCCATATCAGTTGTCTTGCCGAAATATGCCTGAAAATCAGCGTATTGTGCTACCGTCATATCAGGGACTCTCCTTGTCACGTTGTATTCAATCCCCTCCATCTTGAAGGTCTTTGGCTTGTCTGACTTGTCAAAATCAAACTCGTTTACCCACTTTGTATTGCGTGTGAGAGTGTTTAATTCCTCAAGGTTGATGTTTTCTATGTCTTGAGGCTTTTCGTCCGTCAGAACCGCTAAAATGTTGATTGTACGTTGCAAATCATCCTCACAGTCGCTTGCTTTGAGTAACTGCTCATATTTCTCGATGCTAACGTCATCCCAACTGTTGTATTTTAGTCTTATCATATCCTGTGATTTTTTGAAGATAATTTGTATTTGCCTGCATTTCCTGTTATTGAGTCATAGCATATTGCCAATGACATTACTCCATCATCGTGATAGCCTGCCTGTGCATTGTATGTCACCTTTCCACCTTTTGTCTGTTCAATCTGATAGTGTTGAAGTTGCGTGTATAACTCATTATCATCAGGGATTCCAATTTCTCCCTCTTGGAAAGCGTGTACAAGTTTGTCTATTATTCTCCTCTTGCTATCATTCGTTGTGACGAACTTGAGAATGTTATGCTTTGGCAATGCC